CAAGGTGCAGCGTCAGCTACTGGTGAATACTCGGTAGCATGCGGACTTGGCTGGAATAACAAAGCTATGGCATGTGAAACAGGCGCTATCGTTCTGACATATCGCAACATGCAAGATGAAATTATCCACATTCGCGCTTCTAAAGTTGGTGAGAACGGTATTAAAGCTAATACATGGTATCAGCTTGATGAGAATGGCGAATTCGTTGAAGTGGAGCTTTGATATGAACATAAAAACGAATTTGGTCAAATCAGCAGGCTTTGTAGGTGTAGTAACCGCTTTGACTGCTGCATATGCGATGACACCAGCAAAGCCAACTGAACCAGTCTATGTAATGGCCCCTTTCACCTTCGTTGAATTCGAGAAGAAAGATCAGGCAATTTTCGAAACTTCAAACAAAGAATTCACTTTAGAAGTTGACTTTGTCTCAGATGAATACCGTGACAGCTATGGCGTTCAAGGTGGTTCATTCTATGCAGCAGAAGTAAAAGAAATCAAAGACATCCACGTCTACAACGAAGATGGCGAAGTACTAAACGCCTATGTTGATCGTCTCGATGTTGTAGAGATCAAGGACTTAATCGAACAAGAACTAAGAGAGCGCATTTAAGCGCTCCGTGGAGAAGAAGAATGCCGAATAAATATTTAGTTTTAGCAACTCAAATCAATGAGGCGCGAGTTCAAGGAAAAATTGCAGCTGACCAAGTTGAAGATGGTGGTACATGCAATTTAGACAAAGTTGTTTTATGTGGATTATCTCGAGTTCGTGAAGCAACTTTAAAGAATTCTGGAATTGACTGCTACAAGCATTGGTCATTCAGAGGTGCTTTTGTTCTGTCTGGTAGCTATGGGCAAGCCAATAAAAACACTATTGGCATTCAGGCTATGGCTGATCATTTAAAAAGTGTTGGTGTGGATTGTTATGTTCACTCTCAAATGGACTAGGAGCACAGCCATGAATGACCCTTGGAAAGAATTTGCCGTTGTAATGTTCTTTGTCTTTATCGGTTTTTTTGCAGCGCTATACGTGCTTTACGCTGTGATCTGCCCTGCTGTGTGGAGTGTGTGAGATGAATAATTTTCAAGAAGTAATTGATAAGTCAGTGGAAGAAAGTCGAATTCAAATTGCTACAACCGCAGGAAACCTAGCTGTTGCACACCAATCGTTTGCGAATGATTACCTACTCAATGTGGCAAACCAATCTTTATACATGCTTGGAACAACTTTAAGTGCTGAAGAATTTGAAACTGAATTGAATGGCTTGAAAGACCATTTGATTGCAGCGCTGAGGGGGATTAAGGGATGACTTCTAAAGACTACTTTGCCCATATTGCAATTAAACACCCTGATTTGCTTGAAGGTGCTGTTGAGTACGCATACCAATTCGATCAAATCAATCGTGAAGAATATCGCTACTGGATGGAAAAAGTGAATGCGATTGAAGCACAAAAAACAGAACAGCTTTTAAAAGTTTTAGCAGCCTAATGAGAATAAATCTGCTCAATTTATCCAAAAATTAAGGAAATTGTGCAGATATTTGCTCGGAGAATAGAGATGAATGCACCAGTAAAACACAACGCTAAGGACTTTTTCGCAAAACCAATGGTTCAGGAAAAGTTAAAAGAACTTGTTGGCAAGAATGCCCCTGCTTTTGCAACGTCTGTATTGCAGATCGTGAACAGTAACTCGATGCTGGTAAATGCCGACCCACAAACTATTTTTAGTGCTGCGTGTATGGCTGCAACACTGAACTTGCCAATCAATAACAATCTTGGTTTTGCCTATATTGTTCCTTTTAAAAACAACAAGGAAAACAAGATTGAGGCTCAATTTCAACTTGGTTACAAAGGCTATATTCAACTTGCACAGCGCTCTGGTCAGTTCAGCCGCATTGCTGCAACGCCAGTCTATAACGGGCAATTGATTAGCGAAAATCCTTTGCTTGGCTATGAGTTTAATTGGTCGGTCAAGCCAAGTGGTGATCCGATTGGATATGTGGCGTTTTTCAAGCTAATTAATGGCTTCACCGCTGAACTTTACATGAGTAAAGAAGAAGTAATGAAACATGCCAATAAGTACAGCCAAACAGCTAAAAAAGGCTATGGCGTGTGGAAAGACCAGTTTGAAGCAATGGCGCTCAAAACCGTGTTAAAGCTGCTTTTATCTAAGCAAGCGCCACTTTCGATTGATATGCAAAAAGCACAAATGGCAGACCAGGCAATCATTCGTGATGTGGACAAAGATGAGTTTGACTACATCGACCACCAAGAATCAATTGCAGACTTGGAAGCACCAAAACCAACGCTGAATGATGATGAGTTTAATGCAGCACTTGAGCAATTAAATGCGGGTGCGATTGATAAGGCTTATATCTTGGATGGGTATTCGCTAACAGATGCTCAACGTGTGGCAGTGGAGGCTCAGTGATGAAACTATTCCGCTGCTCAAGCCTTTCAAAGTTAATGGGTGATGCTCAAAGCATCGCTCAAGAACTCAGAACGGAGGAAATTGAAGCATTAATCAAGAAGCGCAAGCGCTCAGATAATGAGAACTCAATCATTGAGCAACTCAAGAATCAATCTTTATCTGATACAGCAAAATCTGAAATCAGAACAATTGTTAAGGAAGATTTGACAACTTTCAGATCGTTCAAGGGTAATCAGTACACAGCTAAAGGCAATGCACTTGAAGAAATTGCAATTGATCTATCGGGTAAGGTTCGCTTTCGTAAGCTTACAAAACACAGTGGTCGAATTAATAACGATTTGATCACTGGTGAATGTGATGTTCTCGATTTAGATCGAAAGCTAATAATTGATACAAAATGCTGTTGGGATATTGGAACACATCCATTTTTCCAAGATGAAGCACAGGAAAAAGCTAAGAAAGCTGGCTATGACTGGCAGATGCAAGGCTACATGTGGCTTTACGATTGTGAAGTTGCCGAAGTTGATTTTTGGCTACTCCCTTGCCCTATCGAATTAACGAATGACTGGGATGATCGAGATCAGCTAATTGATTTAGTCGACAAGATTGATCTTAGGGAGCGCTTAACAACTGTTCGCTACGAGCGTGATGAATCAATGATTCAGAAGATCAAAGACAAGATTCCTCATGCTCAAGCTTATTACGAAAAGCTTTATCAAGAGCGTATCAAAGCGAGGGTCGCAGCATGATCGAGCTCAAACTTGGATTAATGTTTTTAACCTTATTGGCAGTCATGGTGGGTGTGACATGGTAAGCAAAAACATCCTCATGTGCTTTGAAATTTGGCTGATTAAAGGTGGGTTTAAAGGTAAGCGAACACAAACCTCAGTCCAGTATTTCAATGCAAAGCAACGCTTAGAAATGGACTACACAGGTCGAATGAACAAGCTGATGAAGCAAAAATACATGCTTTTCTTAAAGCAGTATCTAAACAATGGCAAAGAATTTTTAGAAAGTTTGAAGGTGGCGTGATGGAAGTTGGTGAAAAGTTTTTAGAGTTTCTTGATGCAAATCCAAAAGCAGACGTCAAAGTTTTTGAGGGTAGCAAAACCAAAGCTATGATTTTTGATGGTGCGATTATCGTACGGATTAGTGATTTATCTTTTGTGCGTATTGGAAATGAAGTGTTTGAAACTCACGCTTCTTTTTACGACAAGATTTTCAGTCTTTTACAACAAAACCCTTTAGCAAGTTGAGGTGGCGTGATGGAAATTAAACAATTAAATCCTGTCGAAGTTGTTAGAGATGAAACAGGCTCTTGGATTCACCCTGAATTTTTAAATTATTTAAATTCTTTAGAAAGTGAAGCCGATTTTTTTACCAATGAAGAATGGGCTGAATTAAAGCGACATTTCAACATTGAGACGGTTACTTTATGGATGGAATCTAGCGTATCAAGTGATGATTGGGAATCAATGATGGATGACTGTGATATCACTAAGTGGGAACCAATTGCCCCTCATGGATTTTTCTTAATTGATATTGGCTTTAGCGAAGATGATGCATACGCCCTTTTTGCTAGAACTAAACGTGAATGTGAGGTGGCGTGATGGATTTTCAGAAAGAATTAGCAGCAAGGGGCGGAAATGAGTAATTGGATTAGTGTAGATGAACGGTTGCCAGAATTTAGAGTTCCTGTCTTTGCTGGATTTTATAGAGATGGAGATTTCAATTGGTGGGTATTTGAAAGATATGACGAAGATGAAGGTTGGTGTTGGGCAAGGTATGAGGGCGACTTAGAAAGTGATGCTTATGCAGATGAATACGAAATTACGCATTGGCAGCCATTGCTAGAAGAACCAAAAGCGGATACGGAGGGGTGATGGCTAAGAAATGAGTAATTGGATTAGTGTAGATGAACGGTTGCCAGAATTTAGAGTTCCTGTCTTTGCTGGATTTTATAGAGATGGAGATTTCAATTGGTGGGTATTTGAAAGATATGACGAAGATGAAGGTTGGTGTTGGGCAAGGTATGAGGGCGACTTAGAAAGTGATGCTTATGCAGATGAATACGAAATTACGCATTGGCAGCCATTGCTAGAAGAACCAAAAGCGGATACGGAGGGGTGATGGCTAAATATATTACTTCCGATCAAGTGTGTGAAATGTTCGGAATCACAAAGGTTACATTGTGGAGATGGGAGATAAAAACCCAATGGGGAATTCCATTCCCTGCCCCTGCATTACCGTCAATTGGCGGTAGTCCTAAACGTTACTTAACGAAAGATGTAAGCAACTGGGAAAAACAATGTTTTGGTAAAAAGGCGGTCGCATGACCGCTTTAACCTTTTAACATTTCTAATTTTTCAATCCACTTCTCATAGACTTCTGTTTGTTCTGCGACATAACTATGCAGATCATAAACTTCCTGATTGTTTGGCAACACATGCCCTAGCATAATCTCGTGAATATCCCTGTTTTTTGAGAATGAACTAAAGTTAGTTCGAGCTGTTCTTCTTAGATCGTGAAGCGACCAGTGCTCCATAGTTTCCTTTTTAAATCGCTTTACCCAGCCAATAACACTTGATGGTAATTGTGTTGAAGCTGCATCCGTTAGGTACTCAGTTTCATCTTTACCATTACTGAATAAATACTTACCACCACTCAGCTCAAATGCTTCCTTAATCAATACTTCCATATACGGCAATATTGGGCGAATTAAGGTTTTATCATTCTTGTATCCAGTCTTGTGGTTATCAGGTGGTACTCGCCAGATCTTACGCTTAAAATCAAAATGTTTTTTTTCAGCTCGTCTCAATTCTCCATTTCGACATGCATAGATCAAACACAGCTCCAAGAAGATTTTATTTTTTTCAGTTAGGCGTGACCATTTTAAGCATTCATAGAAAACTATTATTTCTTCATCGGTTAATACACGTTTGGTTGGTTTGGATACAATATTAAGATCTGCTTTTGGGTAAATATCAGCAAGTACATTAGTTTGTACATACTTTCGTTTAGCTGCCCATTTCAACATCTGCTTTGTATTAGATAATAGATTTTTTGCTGTGCCTGGTATTCGCCCTGCTAGTTCCTCAAAAACTTCCAACCAGTCCGTAATATCTATTCTATCAATTGGTAGGTTGCCTAATTTTTGAGTTAAATGATTTTCAAACATCCTCTTTATATCTACATGCTCTTTTTTATTTTTAGAACAATATGAGTCATACCACATCTGTAAGACTTCATTGAAAGTCACGGGATTGATATTCTTTTCTTTTTCTACAAGTAGCTCTAATTTTGGATTTTTATTCTGGTCTAGCAATCCACGTAAACGTGTTGCTTCAAGCCTTGCACCTTTAAGGCTCATGTGTGGGTATGTGCCTAAATCAACACGTTCTTGCTTATTATTAAATCTATAGCGCAACTGAAAGACAATTTTTCCCTTTGGTGATATTCTAACGCTCATAGAGTCACGATCAGCAACAACCTCTACAGCTTCGCGTTCTTTACCATTGTTTGCTTTTAGCCAAGCTTCTGATAATGCCAT